ACCACCAAGCAGACTAGTATTAGCAATAATGCTACCAATACGGGCTGAACCGCCATCAATCAACCCGATAACATTAGCAGCACCAGCATTTAATTGGGTATTAGCCGTGATTGTACCACCAAGAAGGCTGGTATTAGCAATGATGGTACCAATACGAGCCGATCCACCATCAATTCTGCCTATTACATTAGCAGCACCGGTATTTAATTGGGTGTTAGCGGTAATCGTACCACCAAGCAGACTAGTATTGGCTATGATTGTGGCTATTCTGGCTGATGATGCATCAATACCACCTATTACATTAGCAGCACCAGCATTTAATTGAGTATTGGCTGTTAATGTTCCACCAATAACTGTTGTAACAGCCGATAATGTACCAACATTAACTGTATTTGCATTGGCTACACCAGCAATATTAGCTGATCCAGCATTTAATTGGGTGTTAGCTGTAATCGTACCACCTAATAAACTGGTATTAGCAATGATGGTACCAATACGAGCCGAATCACCATCTATTCTACCAATTACATTGGCAGCACCAGCATTTAATTGAGTATTGGCTGTAATCGTACCACCAATAACTGTTGTGACAGCCGATATTGTACCAACATTAACTGTATTTGCATTGGCTACACCAGCAATATTAGCTGATCCAGCATTTAATTGAGTATTGGCTGTTAATGTTCCACCAAGAAGGCTGGTATTAGCAATGATGTTACCAATACGGGCTGAACCTCCATCAATTAGCCCAATAACATTGGCTGATCCTGCATTTAATTGAGTATTGGCTGTTAATGTTCCACCTAGTAAACTGGTATTAGCTATGATTGTTGCAATTCTAGCCGATCCACCATCTATTCTACCGATAACATTAGCAGCACCAGCATTTAATTGAGTATTGGCTGTTAATGTTCCACCAATAACTGTTGTAACAGCCGATAACGTACCAACATTAACTGTATTTGCATTGGCTACACCAGCAATATTAGCAGCACCAGCATTAAGTTGGGTGTTAGCCGTGATTGTACCACCCAGTAAACTAGTATTAGCAATGATTGTTGCTATTCTGGCTGATGATGCATCAATACCACCTATTACATTAGCAGCACCAGCATTAAGTTGGGTGTTAGCCGTGATTGTACCACCCAGTAAACTGGTATTAGCAATGATTGTTGCAATTCTAGCCGATACACCATCTATTCTACCGATAACATTAGCAGCACCAGCATTTAATTGGGTGTTAGCGGTAATCGTACCACCAAGCAGACTAGTATTGGCTATGATTGTGGCTATTCTGGCTGATGATGCATCAATACCACCTATTACATTAGCAGAGCCAGCAGAAAATGCAGAATTGACTGTTACATTTTCTGATAAAATATTTGCTGAATAAACTTCGATAGATGTAATGTATGAATTGGCATTGATACCTAATGCTCTAATATTTCCTGATACAGTAAGAGTGTTTGCAATTGCAACTGCACCATTTAAAAATGTAGTGTTTGCAACATACAAGGATGGACCTTGATTATCATTATTTAAACCAGTTCCAATAATCTGAAGGTTCGCAATATTCGCAACACCATCTACTCTAAGCCCAAGCCCTGTTGTATTGGATGCTCGAATGGTGCCTTGAGTAACAGTTAAGTTATTTTGTATTGTTGCGCTTGAGCCTGAACCTGATACTTGAAGTGAACCCTGTACAATTGCATTGTTTGCAACTTGTAAACCAGTCCCAGAAGATTGAATAAGAAATGTACCAGAATCTTTTGTGTAATTATTTGCTGCAAGATCATTTGTCTCTGCTAGCACTGAATTGGTGGTTACAATCCAGTCACCAAAAGTATTCGATAAAGAGAGAGGTGTTATTTGATTAGCCATTCGTTTCTTTGCCTAATAGTTTTATTAGTAGATTTTTGATTTCTGATACATCTTCTTTGACTGAACTTATTTCACTTTTTAAATTATTTATCTCTTCTTTTTGAGTTTTTAATAATTTAACTTTCATTAAGTATTCATTCTTTGCAGTGAAGTCTCTATTGGACAGACCCATCGTGCTAGTGTCACGTATAAAATTAGTACCTTCCACTTTTACATTATGTGTTTGTTTCGTACTCATCCAGAAATACCTTCAGGTAGAGCAATCACTCTAATGTCTTTGAGATAGGGTGCAAATGTGGTATCTGAAGAAGTCATAACCACTTTGATTGCATATTTATAGAAGTCATTGTAAGTGATACCACTTGCTGCGCTGGTGTATGAAACAAAATTGTTTGGAATATTGTTAGTACCAGGTGCAGCTTCATATTCATATAACTGGCCATCAAATACTGAAAACTTATTTGAACCATTTACATAAGTCATTTTTTGCCAGTAACCATCTTCAAATACTTGCGTGTCGTTTCTGGACAATATCTTATAGTATACATGAATGTCTGTGTTGACTGGGCGATATGCTGTAAAAAATACTCTCAGGTCTCCTGAATCATTACCAGGTGCAAGTGTAACAGGATAGGTTTGATATCTAGCTATTGCATTGCCACCAGATGATGATGTTTCCCCTGTTACAATTACATTTGCAGGTACAGTATTTGCGGCAGTCACTGAAATTGTTGGTGTGGTCGAATAACCAGAACCTACTGTCGTAACATAAACTGCGATAATATTTCCTGACAGTACATTTGCGCTAACATATGCCTGTTGCCCACCGGGAACATCTGGAGCAGAAACGGTAATATCAGGTGCAGATAGATAACCACTTGATCCCGACATATACCCTTCACCTGTATTTGCAACTGAAATTACACCATTGGAAAGCCCAAGATTATTGATTGAATTTCTTACTGTATAAAGTCTTAACGCATCATCGGCAAGAATTGGTGAAATTCTATTGTCTGTCGTTTGTAATGTGGCCGTAAGATAAAAGGAATTATTTGTATTTGGATTTATGATTCTTCGCCCATTAAAATCATTTAATTTAATGTTCGTATCCGTTGGTGTTCCAAATTCACCAGGGTTAATATTTTTCGCAGAAGTTAAAGTGCCATCACTTTCAATCGTTGTTCGATAAGTGTATGCGATATTTGTTCCTGTTGGCACATAGTGAGTAGTTGAAGTATTGAATTCATCAAACTGTACATTTGCAACAATTGTTGTATTCAATGCCGTATTTGATTCAATTTGTTTAGTGTAGTATGCACCTTGTGGCACAAAAAAATCAATGGAAGGATTTGATGCAGTATTGAACACACAACGATTTACAGTAAACATCAAATCTTTTGTGTCGTCTGGTGTATATGTAATACCATTTTGCGATTCAAAGAAAGAACCCACATAGGGGCTCTTTTGTATTTTACTTAGATTTGTTGGTGTTGGATCTGTAGGTAATAATTTAACTGACGATGCAATTGGAAAATCATTTTGCTGCGCAACCCAAAGTTCATAACCCTTTGCATTAGATTGAATGACGATTGCATAAAGCACCGATGAGTTAATATAAACAGGCGCAGGGAATGTAAATCTTGTATATGCATTTGAATCAAGATACTGAGGATTGCTGGACGTTTTTACGTCAGACGGCAATAAGTTCACAAGAGAATAGTCCAATACTGTTCCTGTTGGATATCCATTGAGTGTAGTAACAATAGAAATTGTTACTGGAATATTTACAGTAGGTTTTGTTTTAAAAAAAAGATCAATTGAACTTAGAAATGCGCCTCTTGGAAAAGAGGTATCATCAATAATAAATGATTGTGCAATTGGATCTAATAATACTGTACTTGTGCCTGTTATAGCCATTTAAAATCCTTATCTTTTTATTGTTACCATTTGCAAACTGAATAAACATGTAATTTTAAATATGTTTTTAAACTTATATATTTCAGTTTCCAAGGTAAAAACTTTAAATTTGTAAATAATAAATCGAAAACTTTTTCAATACATTCTTTGTCATCTTCATCTAAATGCAATGACATTAATTTTAATGTTTCATATGAGTAGATTTTTTTAGCATTTCTTATTTCACCTTGTTCCACTAATTTTGCCACAGGCGACATGACTTCTTCTCTAAACTTTTTCCAGTCTATATTTTTATTTGCTAAAACTGGCCCTATTAAATCATAAATCTCTAAAGCAATTTTATCTTTGGTATTATTGGAATTTGCCATACTTTCATCACGTATTTTTCTTGCCATTTCCAATTCGTAACAGTCATCAGCTAATCCTAACGTTTTTACTGCCGCAGTTGTTAGATAACAACCACTATCACCTCCACATGCACCTGCACCATCTGTACCCACATCCGATAAAGCATCGTTGCATGTAGATTGTGAAGAATTATCTTGCCCAGCAGGTTCACCACCCGCATCGGTGTCATTTATGAATAGTGGACCATTATATGAACCTACATCGTAATTAATTGATGGTGGTTCTGGAGGACCAACGGGCGAATCATCAAAATATGTTCTATCTATAGCAAAGGTATTATAACGAGTTTGTGTTGTTACACCTTTTGCTGTCGTTACTGATGGTGAATACTCTACATCCACAACTTTCTGTACAAGCCCCTGAGCATAGAATGTTGCTTGCCCATAAGTTTTTTCTGTGCCCGGATAGTTTATAAACTTAGATGATCCTAGATACTGAACATACCTATCGTCAAGTCTGAATACTCTTTCACCAACTGGGAAAAGCGCAGGCGGAACATAAAATACACCTGACACATTTCCAACTTCATCAGTTGTTATTTCATTATTATTCGATTCACCAATCGAATACACATCTCCATTTTGATATGAAATATTACCACCCAATGTTGCAACTTTTGTGCTACCATTATATGCAGTAATTTTTACAAATCCACCATAACCGATGGAGGTCATACCTAAGAAAGAGCCTGTTACAACATTAAAAAACATTCCAGTATAATAATCATTCGTAGAAGATGCTTTTGCATCAAGTGTGACCAAATTTGTTGCAAGTGATGGTCCGGCTGGAGAATTAATTTTACCCGCATAATGGGTTTGTGTGATATTAGATGCGCTTACTGATGCTGAAGAAGAAACATAAGTTCCTGATGCGTCAAAGGTAGCATTATATAATGTTGTAAATGAACCTGTCGTATAAGATGTTGAATCTAGGTCATCGATCACATATAATATTTGTGAAGTTGACGAAAGATTTGTAACACTTAAAACTTTTCCAGTTTTTACAAATGTTGTTGATGTTGGTTTATATCCAACAACATCTCCTGCTCTAAATTGCCCAGTAATACTTGTACATCTTAATACATTAGGTCTTCTTATGAGCCTAGAAACTCTCGCATCATTGAAATAAGCATTTACTTTCGTGTTTGTTTTGAAACCTGTACCGACAAATTGAATTTGTTGTTGTCTTATATATGAAATAAGTGAGACATTCGTAACATAAGTTGCAGTTAAATTGTTTGTTAAACTATAATTACCATAATAATCTGTTGCGCTTCTTGATTCCGAGATTGCTCTGTATCCAGTATATTGTGTTTCATATACTTTTTCACCTGTAACTTTTGTTCCAGGTATGGACTGCCAATCGCCTTCTTTCACCAATTGAAGATTGTTTATTGATTGATATGTTCTTAGATTTGGATCAACAAAAAGAAGAGAGGGGGTTCTTACTGTCTCGACCCAATTATCCATTGGAGGGGAAAGTTCAATAAATCCTTCCACATTCCAAGAAGAAAATGCATTTACATCTTGACTTCGACTTGCAAGAGTTTGTTTGACAATTGCCTCTTCTGTGTAAGGTAAAGTTATAATGAACGAGTTACCATTTTTATGTAACTTATATCCTGCTGCCGTCTGCGCTGCTGAAGAAAGCGCACCAAAATTTTTATTATTAAGCGTAGCAGAATTTATAAGCTGAAAGTTTCTAATATTTTTTGCAGATTCAAGAACACCCTTGCGTGTGTTTATTGCGGCCAAAAAGTCATCATTAAATGTATCTGCAACACCAAATGTGGAAAAGTTATCAACTAGTAAACCATTTTTAAATCTATTTAAACCAAGCGCATCAGGTATTTGTAGTGTTGAACTATTTTGTTCAAGTAAATTCAAAGTTGAATAATACTCAATATTATTGATTCTTTCGTTCAATGTGGTAATATCTTTCATTTGCCAATTCTTGTGTTGAACTGGCACAATTGAAAGATTAGAGACAGTTGTAATTATTTCATTTGGTACAAATGCTGTATATGGATCGTGTGTGAGCCTTGCAACTACCAATCCATTTGATGGGTCAGGAGGAAATTGTGGATTTATGGCCGGTACACCTTCTGCTAGAACAAACTCAGCATCTTTTGTAAGCGTAAGTAAATCTTTTCTGCCAAGATAGAAACTATAATCATTTGTAAATGCTGAGGTGTCAATCGGTAATAATGAACCGTATTGGTTGGTGCCTGTCGGTGTTACACTATATTTAAATGTGAAATTACTTGACGCATTTATTCTCGATGGTCTAAAATCAATACAGTCTCTTAACTGGTATGTTGTATTTTTCGAATTTGTATATGATGGTAATTGTGTATAAGTTTCATTTGTATATGAATTTACGCTAAAGTAACCATCACCACCACTGTGCGCATAGAAATCAAAAAGTATCCATAGCCCACCCACCTTTGGTGCACCGGATCTTATACGAATATTTGCATGATCATAAAATGAATCTCTCTGCCCATTATCAAAAATAAAATTTGCAGTTACATCTTTTGAAGTGTCTGAATAGTCAGCAAGAACAGGAGTAGCAACACCAACATTGATAATTTTTCTTATACGTTTAACGTCTGTTACATATAAAGATTGTGGTGTGACATACCCATCAACAGGAGGATTTGGAATGTAAATTTGCCCTTTTACCAAATCGATATAAACACCATTGACGATACCTGAAGCGCCTGCTATACCTAATGATGTTGTGTCGGCTTCGACAAGTGTCTTGGTTCTTCTGATAACAGAAGTGTTGTCTGCATCTATAACATTAACTTTTGCAAATACTGTACCATCAAATGGATCCAAATCAGATGCGAAGAATGTTGCAATTTCTTTACCTGCATCAACAGTAACTGTTCTCGTAGGTGAATTTGTGAAATGAACAATATCACCTTTTGCAATCGTTGAATTTGTTTTTGGATCTGTTACAATCACAATGAAATTTTCTTTAATTGATTCTGCCGATTCGGTCGAACCTGTTCGTATAAAGTTTACAACAGAACTAAAGGATCCGGACATTGAAATTTGCCCTTGAATACCGCCCGTTGTTGTACCAAAAGCAGTGCCTCTATATTCCTGAAGTGTTTGATATGAAGTGTCCGACATAGTAGAGACATATGATTGCCCAACCTCAAAAATCATCTGAGGTTCATCACTGTCTGCTAGAACTGTTGGGCTACTTAATGTTGCAGGGCTTCCTGATTTACCTAAAACGTCTATTGTTGCTTGCCCATACATTACCAAGTTTGAAGATATACCTGGAGCCGCTTTAATTATCGAATTGATATTGTTGATACCAAACTTAAGTGTAAAGTTTGTTGCTGTTGTTGGTGTAGTAGAGAATGGTGCATCGACTGTTGCCGTTTTTGTCGAACCATCATACTCAATAATGTTTCGAATGTCACCTTGCCCCGGTCCACTTGTTAAAATAATTGATGTGCCCGTGTAAATGTTAGCTTTTGGGCTAAATTTATTTACGTTAGTATCGTAAAAAGTTATTGTCGTTGCAGTTGCTGAAGTCGCATTACTCTTCAATTCTTTTGAGGTGATATCAAAAACGTGCGCTCTGTAAATGTATGAGATTGTGTTTGTTGAATCGGTATTACTTGACCCCTGATATTGAATACTTCGTACTCTACCGTTAGCTGCAACTGTTGATGTATATGCAATCGTTGTCTGTGTATTGACTGTTTCTACGTTACCTAAATGGAAATCTACAAGATCACTTTGAGTGAAATCAATGAATGAACCGTTTGCACCAAGTAAAGTATCGACATAGAAGTAAGTGCCATAACTTGGATTTATAGTATTATTGTTAACGCTTGCAGTTGTTCTTGCTCTGTTGCCATCTATTCTTAAACTGTACTGGTTTTCTGCTCTATACCCTTGTACATATGCAACACCAGGACCAGCTGTTAGAATATATTTGTCTGTGCCACCTGGAATAGTATTTGCATATGCATCGATTTTGAAATTCTTGACGATGTAATCACCGTTGGTTTCGTATGTTCGTTTTGCAAAGTAGTCATCAATAGCTGAGTAAGAAGTTTCATTTACTTGTCTTACAATAGTGCCATTTTCAACTCGAACAAGTTCAATAAAGTTTTGATCATTAATAGTTGTATCTGTCAATGACTTTGTGGTAAGATCAAGCGTGATTGTATAACGGTCTGCACCTGGAGCCTGATAGTTTGTTGCACCAATTGCAGGATCAAGTAATGAAGCATCAGTTACATAATCACTTATGAATTCGGAAATTTCTAAACCAACACGCACATTTGGTGTATTTGTATACTTACCAAGTACGATAGTTTGTGGTTGAACTTGTACAAAATTTCCAATACTGTATTGTGAATATGTTCCATCTGGATTTTGAACAGATGAATAGTTATATCCATTTACAACATAAAAAATGCCGTTTGCAATTGATGCAACTGATGCAGTACCAACGGCATCTGATGCAATAGCTTGTGCTATTGATGAGGATGTTTGTGAGATAACATTAGAACCATTTGCAAATTCGCCACCAGAATAATAAGTTACAATCAGTGTTGGAGGATCAGTACCTACTGTTTCTTCTGTTGCTATAACCTGCGCAAAAATTGTTCCTGTATCATCAGTAATAACTTGATTTAAAAAGTCTGCTGCCGTAACGTCATTGTCTTGAAATGTTGGGTTTAATTTAATATACTTTACTTTGGTATTGATCGTTACATTCCCACCTTTAATCGGTGTATTTTGATTAAAGAAATGGTCCGCAAAATTACTAATTTGATTTTGCAGAATCGTCTGAGATTGTGTTAGTTCTCTTCCTTGAACTGCTCGCCCAGGCCTAAAGAGAATTCTATGAAAATTTTTATTAGGATCAAAATCGTCGTAATAAGGATCTACATTAAAATTAAGCATTTTTTTCCCTTAATAGCCTAAAACCAATTTAAATATTTCTGAGCCGTCTGGATTTCTAACAATTGATTTTCTATTGTCTATGTATGCAATGTATCCAGAGTATGGTACTATCTGTGAATCTTGTTTTTGTAAAGCAACTCTTGCTGTCTGTGAACTATTTCCATATAAAATAGAATTAATCACAGGAGTTCCCAAGGTATTTAGTAGCTTTACTGTATTGGTAGTTGAATCGAAACTTAAAACTGTTGCTGTAAATGTAGCATCCTCAAGAGTACCATCTGGTGATTGATATACGGTTTCATCTGGAGTAAAATCACCAAATCCCTGTGATACAATAAAGTTTGTCGTTGTACTATACGTTGACGAATTTGCAACATCAACAGTCACACCATAATATGCGTACGGATTTACTACTATACCAACTTGACGGAAGTCTATATCAGTTGGGAGTAATCCAGACTCACCATTAATAAATGAAGATGTTATCATTAAATGTGTTGCACCTAATTCGGCTGATGGATTAAAACCGTTTCCGCCAACTGGAGAAGGATATGCTACTGCAATTGCACCTGAACCATTTGCTGATGTAATAGATACATTTGCATATGTGTAATTTGAACCTGTATTTGCTACAGTCACATCAATGATTGAACCAGAACTTACAACTGCATTTGCTGATGCATATTGCCCATCACCCGTGATTGTTATGAATACTGGAGATACCGCTTCATCGTATCCAGAACCACCTTGAGTAATGTTTATGGCATCTATACTTCCACCACCTGCAAACTTTAACAAAGGATTAGGTGGATTAAGTTCATATGGCACAGGCATCCATGATTCATCCATAAATTTTATTTTTGTACCGGATGTAATCGTGTACATAAACTTCCATTTATAATCATCTGCGCCCTGAAAAACCTGGTTTGCATTGAATGTACCAGGTTGAAAGTACGGTTCTACTGTTGATTCGCCACCGTTATTATTCCATAAACATTTAAATACTTGGTCATATCTATTCTTAACATAAAATCTTCTTACTAATTTACCATTACTATCCAATTCAAACATATCAACATCATCACGGTAATAACTATAGACAGTATCTGTTTGCCAATTAATTCTTTCTATAACAGGTGACATATCAAATGATGTTACTTTTTTCATAAAGAAAATATTTTTAAATACTGTCTTTAAGAATTTTTGATCTTGTGTGGGAGTTGGAGGAGAACTTTCGTTATCCCATGGTAAAACTCTTGATAAAAAGCAATAAATTGATCCAACTGGTTTACCTGTTACCGGAAGTAGGGCTGTCGGTGAATAGTATACTGAACCTATTTGAAAAAGTTTATCATTGTATGTTAAAATGGACGTATTTGAAGACATTTTTAGCCCTTATTATGCAGAAGTTATAGCAACAAATGTATTAGCTAAATCAGATTGTATGCTAAAGTATTTAAAATAACCAGAACTTGTGGCTGGTATTGTCACTGTAGTCGAATTTACTGTCGAATTAACTGCTGAACATCCATGTGTAACTGTTCTATTTGAACCGCTTGTATTAGTAATCCACATTTCTACGATTTTACCTGGGACATAGTTAGTAAATGAAACTGTCATGTCAGAAACTATGTTAGCTTTAATCATTGAGTTTGCGGTAAAATCTACAGTTATGGCTGTTTGGTTACCCACTAATAGTGAAGGTACATATACAAATCCTTTTGTCGGAGAAACATATCCTGTAAAGTCTACTTGGTCTCCAGTCATTGTTGCAATATTTACGGCTGTATTTGTATTGTTTGCTGTAGCCCAAAATTCTATTCTTGTGCCTTTTTCGGTGTCTGTAACGTTTTGATTTGCGATAAATTCAATTCTAGCATCGGCAAACTGACTGAATTTAGTTGTACCGTATGCATTACCTCCAAGACGCATAATTATATCACCTGCTTGTGCGGCTGTAGGTGATGCGGCTGTACCTCGTGCTCTACGCCCAATGAATGAAGCATAACCACTTGCTTTTGATGCATATGATTCTGCTACGATTCTATTGCCTTCTCCATCGGGGGAAACAGTTGTAATTGTATAACCAGGATTTGATGGAATTCCATACGCACCTCCTGCTGCTCCAGTAATCAATAGAAAAATTCCATTTCCGGGCATAGAAGAATTTTTAATTTCCATTCCATAATTTGAAGTGACATTTCCAGTTACAATTAGGTCACCAGTGATAGTTCCGCCTGTCTCTTGTACGGAAGTATTTGCTAGATCAAATGCTGCTTGAGTAAATAGATTAGCTGCCGCAATATTAGCATCAATTCTAGTATTAATTACCGAATTAGCCGAAGCCGCATTAGCATCAATTTCACCTCTTAGTGTTGCAACATTAGCCGTAATTCTAGTATTAATTACCGAATTAGCCGAAGCCGCATTTGATGTAATATATGAATTTACATTTGAATATAAAGTTGATAGAGTAATTATACCAGTTGTATCACTATCAACGTCAACAACAACAAAGACTGTATTTGCTTCGTTCGTGTCTAGTGTAGATATATCTGGTAATTCTGTTATTTTTACTGTGGACATTTTTTACCCTATTAATATTATTTTACCGTCTTGTGTTGTTAAACTTAAACCACTTTGTGTGGTTATTTCAGACAAAAATCTTGTACCCAAATAATTATATATTAACACATCAGTGCTTTCTACATTTCTTCTAATTGATAAATTAGCACTTGTTGATGTGAAACCTACTGCGCTATTTAGTGTAATGATACCACTTGGATAATGAATCGCTGTTATGTACCCATCAAATTGGCTGGACGAATTTGATATTCTTACATTATCACCCGTGAATGCTATATCAATTAATTTATTTTGCGAATTGCTGTATTGCCCATTATTGATTAGATCATATTGATTTGTAATGGTAACTATATTTATTTGTGTATTGGATGTTTCCACATTTGCAAAAGCAACATTTGCAAATGCTAAGAATACATTGTCCTTTATGATTGCTGTATTACTTACGTGATCAACTGATACGATTTCGGAAAATACATTTGGTCCTTTGGCGCTTCTTATTGTAATTTCTGCTCCAGTAGCAATAAATTCTGCCAAGTTTGCGCCAACCAAATCATTAAATTTTAGTATATTATTACTTGTGTTTTCAAAAGTTCCATAGATATTGACATGTGAACCTGCATCACCAGTGTAATAACCAAGTGTGTGATTATTTGAATAATGTTCCTCTTTTTCATCTTTTACTATACCTTCAGCCTTCAGCGCATTATAAGGTATGATTTTTGTGCCTGAAGGATGCAATAGACCAAATAATACTTCTTGATACGCATCAAACGATTTCTGTACTACAAGTTGATATGAAAAATTATTGTAGTCTTGATTTTGGAGAACTTGGAAGGAGCTAGGAAAACCATCATCGTTTAGGTATTGCCCTTGCCCAACAATAAGCCCGTTTAGGAATCTAGCTGTAGCCCTTGCTGCACCGTTTCCATATGTTCTTATACCATTTGTGTAAACCGGATTACCTGATGCATCTAATGTATTATATGATGTAACTAGGTCAAGATGAATGTTTGAACCTACAAGTCTATTAGTTACATTTAATTGTAAGTTTGTTTTTGTGCTTGATGTGTAATTATAAACACGTAAAATATATTTTGAATCAAGTGGGTTACCGTCAGCTTCCAATAATTGTATTGAACTTACGTTTGCTTTAAATACTGCTTCTTCTAAAGAGTTTCCTTGATAAATTGCTTCATCAGTTTTTACTAGATTAGATGTTACAACATTCTTAACCACAAGGTCTCTAACACGCAACGAGACTTGAGGTGCAGAAATATAATCTTCACCATAATTTTCAATTGTAAAGGATGTGATTGCTCCGATACCTCTTTCGTCTGGTATTGCTTCTAGAATTGCACTGTCACCTAAAATACCACTTACACTTAGTTCCGCTCCTGATCCTGTAGATGGAGCACCAGACGAATCTACAATTGTAATTGTTGGAAGATTACCTTTTTTGTAACCCAAACCCCCCTTCGGATAAGTTATTATTTCCGATTGAGTATTTTGGTATGAATATTGTACAGAAATAATTGAGCCAGTTCCATTAACGGAAACATTTGCATTAGCACCTACTCCTGTACCACCAGAAAATATAATCTTATCACCTTCCGAATATCCTGTTCCCGGAATATCTATGTTAATTGGACCAAGAATACCCAGTGTACCAAGAAGCCCCTTTACTTGCCCCGCAGGATCTAAAGTATCATATATCGACAGCGCATCAGCAGTTGGAAGTGAGGTATAACCACCACCGCCATTGTTAACTAACACCGATTCAATTGGATAGGTTGAAAAGCTTGCAAACGAAAGTGAATATGCTAGATTGCCAGTTAAATCTGCCGAGGTATTTGCAGGAAGAAATGCATATTCTGTTAGATTACCTTTGAATGTTATGCCTGTATTTGCTAATCTTACCCATGTTCCTGTTGGTGTACTGTTAGTGTTATCAATAAAGAAATATTCTGAATTTGCCACAGTTACAGTATAAGAACCATTTAAATTCAATTCACTATTTGCACCAACGATATGAATTGTATCACCTGTTGTTAACCCTGTTGTGCTTGTTGAATTGCCTGTAATGATTGTAGCATTAGCATAATAATCATGAAGGTATAATTGTAAAACACTTGCTCCACCTATCTCTGTCGATCTTATTGCGTTTGAGAGAAAATTTGTTGGAATAAAGTTAACATTGATTTCACCAGCTGGATCAACAGCAGATACGTTTGCAATTGCACCCGAGCCACCGCCCCCTGTAAATCTAATAACAGTATTTGGATCAGGTCTGTAACCATAACCACCATCTATAACATTGACTGCACGAATAGAACCTTGTGTAACTTCATTTACAAATGCAGTTGCTCCAATACCGTCAGTTGTATTTAAACCACCAAAGAAAATAACAGGATCACCCGTCTTGTACAATTGCCCTCTTTTAGCAGGATCAATATTAACTGTTGAAATAGAACCTAATATTTTTGCCGTAAGAGCAGTCGAACCCGTTGTGCCTTGAGGAACAACTTTACTGTCTTTAAAATACAATGTTCTATTATTGCTGTCTACTACTGTGACATTTTCACCTGATTGAAATAATCTTTGAATGTTGGAAATATAAACTTCTATTCTATTTCCTACGGCAATCGCCCTCTCTATTGTTGCGATTGATTTTGATGTGTCACCTACTACTCTTAAGTTGTCAGTAGATAGCCATTGTTCATCGTTTGTAGCAAGACGTAAACTTTTTGATATGTACCATTTACCATCTGAAGCTTTGAAAACCGCATCTCTTGTTAGGAATATCTCAGCATCGGAATTGTACAGTGCTCTGAATAAAAATTCGTATGAAGCAGGAGTTCCTTTTTTTCCATAAAGTTGCTTTGCTATTTTTATTAATTTAGCTTTATCAGTTAGTACATCTTTAGGAAAATTTGGAAGAAATTCATTTAAATAATAATCAATAAATTTATTATATGTTTCGCCTGGATTAATAAAATCTATATCATTATTATCTAAAAGATTTTGTGAACCTCTAATGACACCTTCTTTACCACCACCTATATTGATTTGTTCCATCCATTCATAGTATGCTTGAATAAATGCAACAAATGTCTGATAATCACTTTCACTGCGAATGAATTCAGGTAACTGTTGAGATACCCTCGTCGAAATTCTTTTGGCGAAATCTGTACTCATTGTTATGATAAGTTATTGATTGTTACGTTAATGGAACGAGGATCGAATTCATCTAATGCTACTATTTTATTGAATGTTGATGATAGTATTGTAGAATCTGGTACTACTGAAAGAGTAAACTGCCCAAGAGGATCATTTATATTAATTGGAGCAAAATCAGTTAAAGTAATTAAACCTTTTTCATAATCTACTGTTCCTGCCGTAGGATTTAGAATTACTTTTAGATTGCTTGAGTTATAGTAGTAGGTCCTAAGCGCACCTAATTTACCTTCAAGCTCTGCTACGGCAAAAGCAAATCCACCTAAAGTGTCACCGGGAGCAGGGGTAATTGTGACAGTTGCTTGTGTGTAATTTGCTCCAGGATTGCTAACAATGATATTTAACACTCTACCTGATGCAATGACTGCATAAGCTTCTGCTCCCGTGCCATCTCCTGAAATAGTAACAGTCGGCGCCCTCGTGTATCCAAATCCTTGATTAACAACACTTATAGATGCTATGCCACCTGTAACAGTGGGTACTTCTTCGAAGAAAACATTTTGTCTTTGGAGATTATTTGAACTGGTATCTCTAATTGTAACACCAGGAAAAGAACTTATGCCCGCATTGAAATAATTTCTTTTTATTTTAAACCCAAAATTTAGTGAATAGGTTGTCGATGTTGTAAGAGATGGATATAATTTTTTCTGTACTCTAACTGTCGTATCATTTGTTATGATTGATGCGTCTGTTGTCTGTATGTTTGTTATAAGTTCAGGTAATTTAAACGTTGAATTAAATGTATTTAATGTTTGCAACCCAAATGTTTTGATCGTATTGATGACACCATCTTTTATTTGCCCTGCGCTGGCCGTTGTCTTTCTTGCATCATACAATACAGTTGTGTTCAAAAGTAAATAGTTATAATCTGGATCAACAATAACAGGTGAAACTGTCAGTACACTGATTGGTTTAATTACTTCTGTAATTATTTTTTCTTTCTGCGTTGGTGTTAATGTAAATGCACCAAATGGTTTTATTGCGCAAAATAATTGCCCATAAACAGGCGGATCATTCTCTTCTCCTCCCCAAACAGAAACAGATTCTATTGGTAGTGATGTTGAATTATTTTTTATTAGAAAAATATAATCCTCTTTTGTTACAGCCCTTCCTTGTGTCAGATAAGCTTTTGGTGCAGTGTATTTAATTGATTCAATACTTTCTCTTTCTGCACCATTATATGCTGCTGTGATTGGTGAAACAATCGTATTTGAAAAACCCCCCACGCTTGACATGATAGTAAAACTGTTTGCTCCTGATGCTAAAGAACCATTTGTGTTAAGATAGGTTACATTAACTAAATTATTATTAATAAGTTTTTTACCTAGAATGCCATCCCCAAAATATATTTGATAATTACCATTCATACCTTCTTGGAGAAAATATACTTTGCTTTCAGAATTTAAGGACATATATTCTGTTGCAAGAGTGTATGTTTCTGATGATGTATTTGAAGATGACACTTGAACTGATACTGAAAGTGTACCAGTATCTATATTTGAATCTGGTATTTCAAAAATTTGTTGTGGGTTTGCTGCCGAATCATACAAAAAGTTATATGCTGCTGCAATTCCCTGAGAAATTTCTAGATCGTTGAATGTTGCAGTATTTGCCGTAACATTTACCGTAACTGCATCCGTATTAACGAAGGTGTAATTAACACCATCAACAGATTCAGAAAGAAAAGAAGTGAACTTAGGTAATGTTAATGACCCAGCCGTAACTTGATTCACGATAAGTTTGATAGTTGCCTTTGGTGCTACAGCAGATTTTGGAATGTAATTTAATAGTTTTGCATGAGATACCACTGAATTTCTTTGAACAGAAGAGTCCAAAAACATTTCGTTTGCTACCATATTTAAATAGTAAGCATTATACTGAGTGTTATATGCAAGTAGATCAACTAGAACAGAAAGCGCAGAACCTTCATAGTTATAGTCTTTAAGCGCATCTTGTTGCTTAAGAAAGGATTTAAGACTTTCTTTGATTCCACCAAAATCTAAATTTGTAATTTGTAAGCCTGAGTTAGCTGACGCCATTATCTTGTCCTCTCAAGGATTAAGTTTATTGCTGTTGGTTCGACGTCATTACCAATAAAAAATTCTAGCCCAACACTATATCTATTATTGTCAATGTCTTCATCTACAGTAACTTGAGTTAGTCTAACCCTAGGTTCATAATAATTTATTGTATCTTCAATTTCTCTTTTGATTGACTGTGCAGTTAAGAATGAAATGGGTTCAAAAAGAAAGTTTTCCACTCTTGAGCCTAAATTTGACTGAAATGGGCGTTCATATTTTTTAGTGAGAAGTAAATGTCTCACTGATCTGATGACTGCCATCTCATCGTAGCTAACAGATATATCACTTTTTCCAGGTGTTCGTCTGAAAGAAAGGTCAATATCCGAATATAATCTTTTTATTGTCTGTGCCATTTTTATTATTTATCGTAGGAGTAAAATGACTTTTTAAAACTCGCAAACCAGTCGGAAAAAATTCTAGGCCGGAACGAGGATTTTCGAAATTTTTAAATTACCATATTATTTGACGTATTTGCCAAATTATTCTTCAAAGTTTCAGTACCAATCAAATTGTTAATTAGATATGTTTGAGTATTTCCTAAATTATTGAAAGTGCTTACAGTTACAGTATCTAAAACAATACTTGTTGCATTTGTGAAAAATTCCCAATCAGAAGTTCTTCTGTAATGAATGAAAGTATTCAAAGTCTCAAGATTAGTATTGATCGTCAATACTTGTGATTGAGTTACATTTGAAACACCCATTCCATTATCTGAATTATTTAGAGTAGTTAAATTTGAGTTAACCACATACACATTTGAATTGATCTCGGGACCTACAAAGAGGCTTGTCATACTTCCCAGTAATGGAGTAGTATTTTGAATTTTATCCGAAACACTTACAACACGTAATAGAAAATTACCAATTGATGATGCGCTATCCAAACTAGGAATAGTATCCGTATTTGAGGTCATCACGTTTACACCCGAAACATTGTCCGTGTGTGAGGCGAAATAACCTAATTCATTTGCTAAATTCTGCGCAGTTATTAGAAGTGTATCATTTGCAGAACCCGAATCTGAATCAAATTCATGTGTTTGAATGAAATCTATAATTGCAGTTGTGTTTGCAATTAATAAGTTACAATCATTTGCTAAAGGATTTTTGTAGTATTTTGTCAGTACCACATCTCCATTTGCAATATCATCCTGTTGCCATTGACTTAATTCAATTGGAGCAGCATTTAGATATGCCTTTGCTTGTGGAGTCAAATACTGCGCATCACCAAATTTATTGGTATCAAAGTTAAACCCCAATCTTTCAAAAATACTAGCCATGTATTCCTCACATTAATGGTATAGGTGTGCTTGTTCTTGGATGTCGATGCAAATTAAACAGAAGTCTGATTAATTCCATCGATCCTCTTGCATCAGTGACTATTACTCCAGAATTCAATGGAGCAAAAACACTTATTGCAGAAACTATTGGTCCTAGAGTTTCAACACCTAAAGTTGAAAATAATTTAAATCCGGCCGTGACATTTTGCGCTGACGTAATTGATTGTTTTGCCGCAATCAATCCACCCACATTTAAATCACCATTTATATTAACACCACCTGCGGCAGTAAGTGAAATTTCACCTGTGGCGGATCCAGCTATAATATCCACATCACCATCTGAACGAATTCTAACATCTTTTGCTGAAATCCGAGAATTTCCTAAAACAGTTTGAAAACAATCCTTTTCTACCTGAGTATATGCATCACCTTTGATATTCAGTACAGAATCGCCTTCAACTGTAATATTGCACACACCTTTAATCAAAACATTGTTATTTTTAGCAATGATTTCATATTTATCTGCAACTATTTTGTATATTTGTTGCCCATTTGATTGAATTTCTGTAAACGTACCGGTCCTGTGCTGTAATCTCACTCTTTCTGCACCGGGAGTATCATCCATTTCAAATGTATGCCCAGATTCCGTCTGAATAACTTGATTAAGTGGATATTTTGCATCCCAGTCGGATGCTGGCTCAGTCCATGAGTAATCACCTGCGGGCTTTAGATTAAAATACTGTTCTTCTTCTTTTGCTTGACTTGTCATGATTAAGGTTTCCCATAAGTTTTTGGATTTGCTAATTGTTGCGCTGATTCTGCTGCTGCTCTACCATTTGCAACTGTCGTGATAGCTGTATTTGTCGTTGAAATTACATCAGAAACTAAACCTTTAAATTCAGAAACTATTCCCGTATTTGAACCTCCCGATAGAGTAAATGACAATGCTGAAAGTAATGAATTTTGTAATGTGGCTAAACAATCCTGAAGCATTTTTAGTAAATATGCAGGTAAACTAAGTAGCCATGCGATCATGAGTCTTACTAATGTTATATATTGGGTGATGACTAATATTACATCGTTAAAGAAATTCAATATTTTTTGTATTGTCCTGACAAATGCTCTCAGAGATTGAATTACACCTCTTATTTCAGTTGCAATTGTGCTACCTGAAGTAGAATCTGTGAGGGTTTGAACTGCTCTGATGGCGGCTTGAACAATTGCCAAGTCTTTAAGTGCTTTGATTGCTTCCTGAAACCTAATATTGTTTCTGATATCACACACATGCGCACGATTATCATCAGATTTCTGTACACCAGTGCCCTTTTTGGTATAAACAAGCGCAGGTATTGTTGGGCTTCCTGGGCGCATTACTTTCTGCGCAGGAGTGTCTGTGTATACAATTGGTGTATCACTTTTTGCGGCAGCCGCTACAGCAGGATCATTGTATCTTTTAGCATATGCAGAAAACGCTCTTGGTGTTTCATCGACAATATCATCTTGTGGAATTGAGACAAAAACACCTGTAACAACTGGTGCTTGTTTACTTTCTCCATCCAGAAAGAACCCCGTTACCCAAGTGCCTTCGATTGGTGCGCTAAAACTTTTTCCAAAATTTGGTGAATATGCTACTGTGGCCCATGGTAAATTTTCTGTTGGCAGTTCATCTAGATTTGATGTGTGTGAACCGTAAATTCTAACTTTACATCTACCAGCATTTAGTGGATCTTCATGATTTTCTATAACACCAATCCACCAATTTAATCCATCATCACCTAATTTATTTTTAAAATAATCCATTATAGTTTACCTCTTATGGCATTTTCTAAATCACCAGAATTAGTATAGTTATCAATAGAGCCACCGAGACTGTCTCTGACAACTTCAAGTATTGTTTCATACTTGTTATTAACGTCAATTATGTGTCTGACAGCCGTTATCATATAATTACCTGAGTGGTATATATCTTTATTACCATTTTGTATTCCTGAACCATCTTTTCCACGATTAGATGGTAGACTTATGCTGATTATCATTCCAACTGTTAAATTAGGATCACCGGGAAGTGATATTTTTAACCTTGAATAATGTGAAAGCGCGATTTGAGCAGTTCTATTTGGTATTGAATTTTCTGAAAATGTATCATTTGCAACTGCCCAAGGTTTCTCAGAAATGCCTTTAGCCTTTTTTTGATTTGAATTTGTCGTAACAACTTTCAGTACAGAATCAAAGCATTGATTTGCAGTTTTACCTAATCTATTTTTCAAATTCGGAACGATGGGATATAAATTTAATGTGACGGATTTATCGAAATATTTTTGATAATCAAAGTTTGTTTCTTTATATGTCATCGTAAAGGGATCGATAGAAATTAATTTATTTGCAAAAGCTCCTGTTGTGATTCCATATAAAGTGTCAAATGTGTCCAAGAAAGAAAAACTTTTAATTGATACTAGATTTCTGGCTATTTCAGATGATAAATTTTCAATAATAGGTGCATTACCTAAATTTCTGGGAATGTATGCGTAGTAATTGTATGGGCTCTGTGAAAATAAATTTTGTAATGAGTAAAAATTAAATCCTTCACTATTTTCATAGAACACGAAATCAGCACCAATTTTTCCTATCGGTATTGCATAGTTGGATAGCCAATTTATGGTCTGAAATGGATTTTTAAATGGTATAACGAAATCAAATATGCCATCCGTTTCCTGTATTCTTATGTATTTTTTGTCAATTTTCAAATAGTTGTATAATACATCAAATACTATTTCTGATACTTTTTTACCGGGATACGATTTACTAATTTTAATTTGCTCTGAAAGCAGTAATTCTTCCGAGCAGAAATGAATTGAATATGTTTCTGTTGCGTTATTATTTAATAATCTTTCACTTACTCTATATACTCTGAAATATTTTTCTATTGTTGCTGCATCAGATGCATTTATTGTTTTACTGAACTTCAATTTGATATAATCAAATCCAGAAATTCCTAGTCTTTCTATTAAATGTAGCGAATCGTTGATTACAATATTTCCACTTATAGAACCTTTAAAAATATCTTCATAGTAAGATATTTCTACCAACATGTTTTTTAGGTTTCTTTGCCCGCTTGCTGTAATTATATAAACTTCTTCCAGATTATAGTCATCTGGTGTCAACATCGACTTTATTTGCTGTGATGGTCTTTCACCATAATTTGTCTGTATTGTTAGAGGTGAACCTCCTGCAACTTGAATTAATTCTGCCATTATCTAACCTGCATTAAGGAAGAAAATTCTTCTTCGAAATTACCAACATAAGAATTATTCAAAATTTTTATTTGTCTGCGACTTTCATTTAAATCATATTCATAGTCGAATATTGTTTTAGTTTCTTTTGTTGTTGAGACCGTTACGTTTGTATTTGCGACAGAATATGTTGTGTTTGATTGCACTAATGCATTATAGTCATCTTCAGTTATTCTAATAGTTGTGATATCTTCATTTTCATCATTTGTTATTTTTACAATTTTACTGTATGAATAAATTTCTGTATTTGTATATTCAAAAGGTGTCATTGCTGCCGTATTTGCATCAGTTGCATACTTCGTATCAATATAAGCAAGAAAGTTATTGTAATCAAGCGGCCAATCCCACAATGGATTTAATAGTTCATTCGAAAGTAAAACCACCCAGTACCGATAAGGATTGCCATAGTATTTTTCTGCAACTATTTCTGGGCTGTCACCATCTTGAATTGCATATTCATAAAATAACATTGGATTATTTCTAAATTTTTCTAGTAATCTTGCTCTTGCTATTAGATTAGTCAAAATAATAGGAGAACCATTTTGGTCTCTTGTCACTATTTTTGGTAAAGTATCGAAATAAAACATTAGTAACCTTCTTCGATTTTATTTTTATCGATGATAACTATTTCTTTAAATTGAAGTGACAATCTCGTTTGTACGGCTGATCCATCATTAAAAGTTGCCCATCCATTCGGTGCATAATCGACACTAATATTTTCCAGAACACACTCACCAATTCTATGAACATTTTTATTTTCCGCACCCTTGTAGAAAAAATTTATGTTAAAGGTATCTGGAACTTTCAAAAACATTCCCTGACTAAAAAACGCTGTAGGATTTATTTCTGGTGCAGATGCGCTTTTAAATGCCTTTATGATTGCCTTAACCTGTTCTGCTTCTTCTTTACTTGATGGAGACAGAAGAAAATCAAATTGAAATGATCTAAAGCCTACACCTCTGAATAAAACTTGCAATTGTTCATTCACTGCTTGCCCAATCTGTTTAAGAGCCAAATCTGGTAAATTGGATGTACCAAGTCTATTTTGTGCAAATTGCGACACAATTGTGCGCACAAATGGATCAGAACCGACTTTGTTTGCTATTCCATTTGCGTCTGTTTGCCCGCCCCCACCTTTGACATAATCAAATACAGAAGAACCAAGTTGTGCAGCGAAATAAGGTTTACCAAGAGATTCTGTTAAAGATAATTCATTATAACCACTTGAATATATAACATTTAATGTATCTGGAACATATAAACTTATCGTTGTAGAATCTTGCCTGACGACATCCAGTACCTTAAGCGCATCCAATACATTTTTAACATTTTCGGCTTGAAACTGTTGTGGAATTTTACTAACTGCATCTGTAATACCACTGACTGTTGGGGTTGAAGTTACAGACTGCGCAGTATTTGCTGCAATATTTCCAATATTTATTGCAGCATTCAAAAAATTTGTTCCAAGTTGTTGTGTTGGTTGCTCAGATTGTGGTGCAGGAGTTCTTATCGTGAATCTAATTACATGTGCCCTAGCAGGATTTGCTCCTAAATCACTTGGATAACGATAAGTGCTTAATTGGTATTTGTTACCATAAAGTGCTTTAAGTGGACCATTGACGGCACCAGGAATTGAAATACCTGCTATATTTGTTGGTATAGATATAGGCATGATTATCTTTTTTAAATGGATTATATATATTTATGTCTTATTCCGGCAGATTTCTACCAAAAAATCCTCAAAAATACAGAGGTGACCCCACAAATATAATTTATCGTTCTACCTGGGAATGTAGAGTGATGAATTGGCTTGATCAAAATGAATCAATTATAGAATGGGGATCAGAAGAAATAGTTATTCCTTATCGATCTCCAGTGGATAATAAAATACACCGTTATTTTCCAGATTTTTACGTGAAAGTTAAACAAAAAGATGATATAATTAAGGTTATGATATTGGAAATTAAACCTGCAAAGCAAACAAAACCTCCAGAAAAGAAAAAAAAGATCACAAAGCAATACATTAATGAAGTTGTTACGTGGTCAATAAATCAATCGAAATGGAGAAGTGCTATTGAATTTTGCAAAGATCGAAAGTGGAACTTTTATGTTGTTACCTCTAACGACGGAAGCAGTTTTAAATTGTTAAATGAAAATCAATTCTTAATATAATTTACATTTAATGCTTCTGACATTTTTTGATTAAAATTGTCATAATAGGATTGACTAAAAAATAATTTCATGTTACCTTCCGTTCAGATATTTTTTATGTATTTATTTTTTATGAGGATAAAATGATAAAATGATTAGATTACATGTATTAGCAGTTCCACATAGCGTATCAACTAAAGAGTACCTAGTGTGCGCATTTACACAAAAAGTTATTAATTTTTGTAAAATGTTTAAAGATGAAGGTATGCACGTAATTCATTATGGGCATGAAAATTCTGATGTTATTTGTGATGAACATGTCACAGTTATGACACAGGATTTACTTGAAAAAGTCTATGGCGTTTATGATTGGAAGAACCGAGGGCTCCGTTACAATCAAAATGATGAAGTATTTAAAACATTCAATGAAAATTGTATACGAGAAATAGCAAAACGAAAACAACCACATGATATTATTCTTTGCTTTTTTGGTGTAGCACAGAAACCAGTATGTGATGCTCATTCAGATTTGCTCTGTGTTGAACCCAGTATTGGTTATCCTTCACATTTTGCTCCATATAAAGTTTACGAATCATATGCGGTGATGCATGGATTACAAGGGCAGGAAAAAATCTCCAATGCAGAATATAAGTTCTATGATGCGGTAATACCCTCTGCATTTGATTTTTCCGAATTCGATTTCAAAGATTGGAGTCAAAAAGAAGATTATTTTTTGATGTGTGGCAGAATTACGTGGTCAAAAGGTGTCTCAATTGCTGCTCAGGTCACAGAAAAGATTGGCGCAAAACTTATTTTAGCAGGGACAACCGATGGTCCAAGTTATTGTGAATTGGGCAATGAATGGCCAAAACATGTTGAGTATGTTGGTTATGCTGATGTTGAAACAAGAAGGCGTTTAATGTCTGGTGCAAAAGGGTTATTCTGCCCAACAATTTACAATGAACCTTTTGGTTATGTTGCAATTGAGGCAATGCTTTCAGGTACACCAGTTATCACAGTAGACTGGGGTGCATTTACTGAGACTGTTCAGCATGGGGTAACTGGCTATCGATGTAGAACATTTGAACAGTTTGTATGGGCAGCAAAAAATATCAACACAATTTCACCATATGCTTGCCGACAATGGGCCACCGAAAACTATAACTTCAAAAAAGTCGGCAAAATGTACCGAGAATATTTCGAATCAATTATCAATGTTTCAAAGGGTACAGGTTGGTACACAGAAAATAATGAAAGAACGGAATTGGAATGGCTTACGAAAACACAACCAAGAGATCCCAAATCGTTCAAAGAAATACTGAATTGGTACAATGAAAAGAAGGAAGGAAAATTAAAATTTTTGCAAATAGGTGCAATGGATGGGGTAAGTCATGATGAGCTTCATTCGTATGTAATGTGCTTTGACTGGGAAGGTGTTTTTGTTGAACCTCTACCTGATATGTTTGATAAGTTGGTGGATAACTATAGTCAGAAATATGGGCTTGAATTTGAATGCGCAGCCGTAACTGAGGCTGACGGAGAAACTGAAATATATCGGGTGCCACCGGGAACAGAAAATGTAGAAGACTGGATGTATGGTTGTTCCACTCTTGTTCCGGAAAAACATCTTGAATATGTACGCCCTCTGATGGTCAAAGAAAATGTTAAGACAATATCTCTTAAAACTTTGGTTGAAAAATATCATTTGCAAGATGTTAATTTTGTTCAAATTGATACTGAAGGTTATGATTTCAAAATCTTTATGCAAATGGAGGGCTTGATAAATCCTGATTTACTTAAGATTGAAATTGCACATATTACATATACCGATACAGTATACATGAGATATACGCTTGATCAAAAAGGTTACAAGACCTTCATCGATGGTTACGATTTAATAGCTTACCGCTTCTAGTATAAATAGAGGATGACTTCCACACTTACACAACTAGCAACACAAAAAACTGCACTGGAACAAGGATTCTTGTCCAGGCAGTCTGTTGCATGGTTTCAGGAAAAAATTAGAGAACTAAAAAAACAGCCAAAACAGTTGGCAGCAGAAATATTGAATGACAAAACAAGAAAGACACGTAGATTTGTAATGGGTGGGCTGTATCACTTTTTCTATGATCCTCTTATGAAAGATGGCAATAGATTGCCATATTATGATATTTTCCCTCTAGCAATACCACTACAAAAAGACATTGATGGATTTTTGGCGTTAAATTTACATTATCTTCCTGTAAAATATCGAGCATTATTTATGGAGAAGTTAATGAATTTTGCATCATTAAATGCTGAGGATGATCCTAAGAGAATAAATGTTACTTACGATATATTGAATGCAACAAAGAGATATAGTGAATTTAAACCATGTATTAAAAAATATTTAAATTCACAAATACAATCAAAAATTATTGCCATAGAACCTTTTGAATGGGAAACTGCTTTATTTTTACCTACTGCTATGTTTAAGGGTGCAACTCAATCTAAAATTCACAAAGAATCTATCAATAAAATAAAAGGTAGGAATTACTAATGGCGGGCTCAATTGCAGAATTTAAATCAAGCTTTTCGAAGGATTTAGCAAGACCTAATAAGTTTGAGGTAGAAATACCGATTCCTATTGGAATGATTCCTTATCTTGGAAAAGCTAGATCGCTCAGACTTAGGTGTGAGGCTGCTGATTTACCTGGCAGAACACTTGCAACGACAGAAATGAAAATTTATGGCATTCAAGAGAAATTTCCATACATGACAAGTTATCCTGATATCACGATGACATTTATCGTTGCCGATGACATGATGGAGAAAAAGTTTTTTGATGCATGGATCAACTGGATTAATCCAACAATAAATTACAACATTAAATACAAAAAAGATTATGCTGTAGCCATTCGTATAAAACAATATTCTGTTACAAATGAAGTTAGTTATTTTGTTGATTTACAAGATGCATATCCAATTGCAGTAAATGACCTAAATCTAGATTGGTCATCTGATGGATATCACAAACTCTCAGTTACATTTGCATACACGCAATGGAGAAATACATCACTTGAAGCACTTGCAATGGAAGCACTTGAATATAATCTTGCAGAAATTGTAACTAATTCCACCCTTGGTTTTGATAGGGTTGATCCAGCAACACTTCTACAAGCTAATGTAAACGAATCACTTAGGGAATCTTCAGGAACTGATATAGGTCCGCTTTAATAAAATTATGGAGTGAAAATGCCATTACCAAAAATTGATAATCCGATTTATGATCTTGTATTACCGTTGTCAAAAAAGAAAATAAAGTTTAGACCTTTTCTGGTCAAAGAGCAAAAGAATTTATTCATGGCAATGGAATCTGGTGATAGAGAAACGATTGAGCAAAATATAAAACAAGTTTTACACAATTGCACTTTAAATGATGATATTGACATTGATAAACTTCCCGTACTTGATATTGAATATTATTTTATTCAATTAAGAGCAAGATCGATTGGTGAAATTGTTGAAAACAAATATCGTTGCGACAATGAAGTTGAAGAAAAAAAATGTGGAAACATTATGGAAGTTTCCGTCAATCTCCTCGATTTGCAAGTTACAAACTTGGTTGAAAATAAAGATGAGATACAAATAACAAATGAAATTTTTATAAAACTTAAATATCCAGAATACTCGATTCTTAAGAAAGTTACAGATAAAACTGATGTTACTGATATTGCATTTGAAATGATTGTAGATTCCATTGAGCATGTTTATGATGGTGAACAATATTACTATGCTTCCGAAGTACCAAAACAAGAATTGATGGAATTTATTGAATCACTTAATCAGCAACAGTTTTCAAAAATTGAAGATTTTTTCACGAACTTACCAAAGTTAGAAAAGAAAATACAAATTAAATGTTCTAGATGTGGATTTGACCACTCTCTAGACGTTGAAGGTTTAGAAAGTTTTTTCGGTTAACTTTTTGTCATGACAATCTGAGAAATTATTATAAAACTAATTTCTCTTTGATGCAGCACCACAAATATAGCCTCACTGAACTTGAAAATATGATACCGTGGGAGCGAGAAATATACATTGCAATGCTTGTACAATATATTGAGGAAGAAACCCTTAAATTAAAACAAAGACAGAGCGAAAGAAAGAATAGATGAACTATTACGAAGCAGCAAAAGTAAGAGGAACAAGCTTCGGAGATTTAATGAGACAAAAACTCATTTCTGGTGAAGGAGTTTTTTCTTCAATTCGTTCATCGTTTTCAGATAGAAAATTAGCTAAAAAGATAGGTAAAAAAGAAAAGTTTGACATTTTAAATATCGCAAAATTTTTAACCGGAGGTAGTACGTTAGCGCCTGTATTGGTGGGAAAATTATTGGGGCGATCAAAAGAAGATATTGAATACTTTAGTGGTATAAAAAAGAGAAAAACATATACAAGACAATCATCATCGATGATTGAAAGAGTTTTGAGTAATAAAAATATGTCATCGGATAGTGAAGCAGTGCCAGTTCTAGAAGAAATATTCACTGTACTCAAACAAACTGAAGAAGAACGTGACCTAGAATTTGAAACATTAAAAGCTTTTGAAAAGGTACAAGCTAATCTAGAAAAGGATCGTCATCAAGAAGTAATGAATGTCTTTATTCGCGCTATTCGTAAAAAGAGGCGCGATTATATGAAATCTGGAAAGATTCAAATTGCACCCAAAAAGATGGGCTTAGATAAATTTTTAACTGGTGGTTTGTTTGCGCTTGCTGGTGGTGCAGCATTTGCATCAATAAAACCACCTAAAGATGAAAAGCCTGAAATGATGCCTCCTTCTCCTCCAACACCTGATATAACACCCGAAAAACCATCAGATGATTTTGCTCGCCCGGTGGGTGTACGCCCCTCAACACCATTGAATCCGCCGGCCGTTTCAGAACGAGATATTCAAACCGGCGCTAGTACCTATACACGATTTGGGGAACCTGTTCGTCGCCCAACAGTCACACCTGTAGACTTGACTCCGCAACAAACTGCAACAAATATGAATTTTGCAGAAAGAGTTGCACAAATATCAATCTTTGGAGAAACTGGTGTTAGAGGCAGAACACAAGCAGAAAAGAAAGTTGGGCAAGTAGTAGAAAATGATCCATCACCTGGGGTATTTTCTTATGGTATTTTTGGTATGAACAGCGGATCTGGTTCTATTCAACGTTTTGTTGCAGGTAATCCTCAATTTGGATTTACTGCAAAACCAGGAACACGAGAATTTAATGAAGAATGGAAAAGAATTTCCGAAAGTAGAAGTAAGGAAATGTATGAAGCGCAATTACTTTGGTATCAAGGTGCAATATTAGATCCACTTAAAAAACAATTGGCAAATATATTACCTGACAATCTTGCAAAAGATGCGCGAGTCATTGCATACTTTGCTGATCGTCGCATTCAGTATGGAAATGTAATGGAAAAAAGCGCAATAACTTATTCACTTTCAGCTAAAACGCCAGAAGAATTTTTGCAAAGATTGACTGACTTTGATTTACAGAATATAGGCAAAGCATTCACGACATATCTCAGGAACAATCCACAAAATATAAGGGGGCTTAAGTCTAGAATACAAAATAGATTAAGTTCTGCTATGCAATTCGGTAGTGGTGATATGTTAGCTGATCGCTCTGTTGAAGAAGAAAATTTAAGAACAAGCTTAAGCGCATCATCTAGTGGACCTATAATTATTAATAGAACACAAATGGTTTCCGATGAAACATTAAATATGCCACCTCCCCCAACTAAACCTGATACAAATCCTGTACTGGAACGAAGAGGTTAAAAAATGGATTATCAAGTAGCAAAAAATTTAAGAGGTCGCTCTTTTTCCTCTCTGGTAAGAGAAAAAATATATGCTGGTTCAGGTGTAAGTTCTGCGGTGGGGCGAGCAATTACAGCAAAACTAAAGGCCGCCGGGACAGGTATTTTGGAGAAAATTGATCCATTGAATGTGGCAAAGTTTGTAACTGGCGGAAGTAAATTAGCCCCTGCTATTTTAGGTAGATTGACTGGTAGATCGACACGAGATATAAGATACTTTGCTGGAGACAATCAAACAAGAAGGAGATATACACCTTTAGGTAGTAATACTGTAGGTGATACAGGGTTGGGAAATTCTTCAATTGATGTTTTAAATGAAATCCTTTCCTTTTTAAGAAAAAGTTACGAAAAGGAAAACGAAAGAAGAGAATTAGATAAAGCTTTTCGAGAAGAGAAACAATATGAAAGTGATAGAAGGCATAAAGAATTTATTGAAATATTAAAAACTTATACCACACTGCCCACTGCTCAAGTCGTTTCTGGCCCAGGAGAAACACCTGATAAAACTAGTGGCATTTTAGACACTATGAAAAAAATGATAGCGGCTGCTGTGGAAGGATTAAAAAAACTAATGGCAGGTATGACTGCGGCGATCATGGCTGGTGTTTCTGCTCTGATTAAAAATGCATTAAAAGCATTTGAATGGATAAAAGATTTAAAATGGTTGAAAAATTTAAAATGGTTGAAAGATATTACTAGCATTGGTTCCTTCATCACCTTACTCGGTAGATTTTTACCAATACTGAAATTTTTAGGGAGATTTGCTGGTGCTGCCGGGCTATTGACATTTTTATATAGTGCATTAAAATACACTGCCAAAAATATACCTAATGCTTCTTCATTGTCACCTCAAGAGGCGTTAAATGTTTTGCAATCAAGAAATATTGAATTCATAAAAAAGGAAGGAAAGAGTGACGACCTTAAAACTGCTTATGATAATTTAAGTGATATGGTTTTATTAAGAAAATATATAGCAAAACATTTATTAACAAAGTTTGATGAAAACCCTGAAGATGAGGAGACACGAAAAAATATACTTGACATGGGAGGATTAGCTAAGGTTAAAGAAATTTCTGAATCACCAAACATACATCCCAATGAAATACCATTAATAAGTGACATTTTACAATCGAATTATAGTAATATACCTCAGCCGTTAAGAAGTAGAAAACTTAGTTCTGAACAAGCTTGGATGAGAAATTTTGGTGATATATTTGATCCAGGTACATCAGAAAGATTAGGCTTTCAAGGTGAAGCATATCAAGTGCCAAGAAGATCATATTCACCTGCTCCACCTCCCATTTCCCCATATGAAACTG